GAGACTGCGACCCAACCTTCGGGATCCTCTCCTTTACGGGCCGCTGCAAGAAGGATAAGTTCTTGGCGGGCCAGCCTATATTTCAACTGATCAGGGGTGCATTCCGGGGAATATCTTAACAGACCCGTGGCGAGCTTACAAGCACCTTGTTTCCACGCTTTATCAACGTGGGTTGAAGGGACTACAAAGATCTGGAGATTATCCGAGCTTACGCCAGCCGGGGATTGACTCGTCATATCCATAGTATCCACGTCCTTGTCCTCCAGGATTCCAGCCTGTACCGTCGGCAAACCTTATTTGTCCGTTCCACATCTTCTTAGGTGGGTTGTAAGTGGGCTCGGCAAAGCCTGCGGCGGCTGAGTTCACCACAGCTGTTAGACGGGTAAGCTCTTCGAGAAGCCAGTTAAAGACAACCTCAAGATCGGTAGACTGAGGTGGAGGAGAAAGGGAAAAATACTGCTGACGTCGAGCAGAGGCGCCGGTCGCTGTACTTTCAATAACAGCATTTCCGATTGCCTGACCAAATTGGTCAACTTGGTTTTCCATCACCAGCTCCCGACAGGTCCGATCTGAATATCATAGCCGTTATATTTGAAAAAGCCTGCAGTTGTTACTACGAGTTTGATCGAGATGATGAGGCCAGAGACAAGAGGACAAAGGTGACGCTCGGTTTTAGGATCATAATCGAAAGGTCCTTCCCAGGCAATCTCATCCTCTCGCTTTTCCTGGGTTCCGACAAAGTACTGGAAGTCAAGGTTAGCGTCTGTCTCAATCCGAGGCCAGATGTAGGAGAGAAGCTTGACGACGGCGAGATCCTGAATGGGTTTTCCTGACATATCCTGACCAGTGATGGTAATTCCATCTCTTTCGAGGGTAGTTGTGAACGGAACTCCGTCGAAATAGTCGGTTACGTCAGCGGCATAGAACTGGCGGTTAGTTCCTGGCTTCGCATACAGGATTTTATCCGAGGCAGGATTATATGATCGCTCGCCCCAATTCGTCTTATCGTTATCCCAGATATCGAGGTCGTTCTCCCAGATACCACCTGAACCTGCCCCCATGATGTCATCAAGGACTCCTGTTGAGGCGTACGAAATAACTGGCAATTCTCTAACTGTCAACGATTGATTCCTGTAATTATATACCAGGGCCATGTCGGGGTAGTAAGCTCCATTCGAGGGAAAACAGATCCAGGCTTCGGTCTTCGCTGCATTGATAACTATGAACGAGTTTTGGAACGTACTCGCATCCATATTAGCATAAAGCCACTTGCGAAGACGACGCTGTAAAATAGCTGTCGCTGTATTACCATCGTGGACGAAGACATCGTCTGAACTCAGAACAATATGCTTCTCGCCCTGGAGATTAAACTTCGCCATTCCGTAAGGGGCAAGAAGACCACCTTCTTTGAGGATACGTTGGAAGCGGAAAATGGAGGTTCCTCCGGAAAGTGTCATGGCGTAAACGCTATCATTTTTGTAGATGATATTCGCATCTCGCATGGTCATCTGACCCATGAGAATTCCGGGGGTTTCAGCGAGAGGAAACTCGCCTGCGTCTTTCGTTGGATCAGTAACATCCCACGAAGTTGGGATTGAACCTGCGTCAGCTACATGGGACCACTTGACCATCTGAGGAAAGACAGTTGAGGTCTTCGTGATATAAAGAGCCACCATGTAGTTCTTGTAGCACGACATGTATTTGGCTAACGTGCCAGCAGGCCAATTAGGCAAATCAACAAGAGGAGTACCAGGAGCAGGGTTAAGCCAAACTTGGGGTGGATCTGCTCCATTATTACAAAAGAAAATACCATTAAAGATACCACCATTCCAAGCTCGAGGACCAGCATTGTAGGCTCCACTGGCTCGGGTAATATCTGTGTGGGTTCCTCCAGCAGTGTAGGAATACACCTTACTCGGACTTGCCCAGATCCAATAATTGTCCTGCTGAAGAGGAGCGAAGAGGGTCCAAAGGGGATCTTGACCTGAGGGAGGAGGTTTGAGAGCGGGTTGATGGCCTTGAATCCGCTCGACGGAACCGTCCTGAATCCGAGCATTCTTGATAAGGGAGAATGCCCGAGGATCCATTTCATTAGTTGAAGCATCAGCGACCATGCCGATTTCATCAGCGTTAGCCATTGGAATCCTGGGCATTTCGTGGCCTCCTTATTTTTGAATAATCATCCCATTATAATCCCTTACTGACAATCAGCACCGAGAGGACCCAGCAGGCTAGGCCGGCGCTCATTAGATTGTATCTTCCTGCAGGAACTCCGATTGCTGCGATGACGAAAAGGACGAATGCAGCAACGAGAAGAATCAAACTGATGAGTGCCATAACTCCTCCTACACCGAAGGCATACGCGGCCAGAGATCTTCCTTGATCACAGGCCAATCAGGAAGCGAAGGTAAATCTCGAAGATTTTGGCGGTAGTCCGACACCAGTTTTCTTTGATCTTCTGAATATCGTTCCCACCTGTCAGGATATACAAGCCGATCAGATACGGAAAGGTCAGCATCACGGCGTTTTCTCTGCTCGAGTTCATACTTCACCATGTCAGGGATTAGACCTAACTTTGGATCGAGAACGTAGAGGTGAGCCTTATCCATCGGAAGGTCGAGATCAACAATCCTAAACTGGTTCGGATTAACAGGCTCATCCGCGAGAACCTGTCCGTGGAGGTTTCCGTTAGAGTCAACGAAGTATTTCATGTTTTTCTCAATTTCCAAATGTTATTAGCGCCCATAGGACCTGAGCCGAAGGGCTGGACTACATTACCGGCACTTACACCATTAAATTGAGGATTTCCCATGTAAGCACCACCCATAAAAGCAGCAGAAAAGCAACCGTGAAATTCCCCGCTCGCATTTTGGAGAAGATAGAGACCATCTCCCCAATTATTAGCAAGGTTAAAATTCCACTGGTTGTTCCCACTCCAGACTTGATCCCAGGCCCAATTAGTATTTGCATGAGCCATCTGACCTACGTAGTCAGAGAGCCAGCCGAAATAGGAAGTGTAAATGTTTCCGTCTGAACGGAAGACGAAGTTATGACCTGAATATCTGACGAAAGCAAGTTGAGCGTCCGTGGCCTGAAAACGCCAGACGTAATCCTGGCCTCCGTTCAGCTTCATGTCGATGTAGGGACCTCCGGGCGCGGAGATTTCTATCGAACCGCCAAGGAGCTGGGCAAAGTAATCACCTGAACCGACAGTAAGATTCCCGGTCATCTGGGAACCGTCCTTACGGACATAAGTGTTATTGTAGTTCGGCTTCGACCAAGCACTCCAGCCGCCACCCCAGAAGTTGTAACGGGAAGAAACCCCCTGATTCTGCTCATCTCCAGTTGAAGAATTCACAGCGAGCTGCATTACTACCTTGTCGCCCGCAGGCGTTACGTCATTTCCCTTACTCGAAATCGTAAGGAGCATACAAGCCCAGCCAGGCCCATTTCCACAACTTCCATCTGCAAAAGCCCAACCAGAATCAATAATGCCATTGAGGTCCTTATTTGAAAGGTATGGAATTGAGGCTGAAAGCCAGGTACCATTCTTTCCCAGGGTGAAATCACTCACCCGCAGATTAATACTATCAATCTGGGCACTCGAAGTATTCTGAGCCGAACTTGCGTTCGGGAAAGTGGCTTTCAGAACACCCTTGATTAATCGAAGGTGATCGTCCCCTTCCCGCTTTTGGTCAGTCGAGAGCGGATTCGAGGCATTCAGATCCGAGATGAAGGTTGCTGTTTCGAGAGCCATTTTTAGTCCTTAAGGATACGCAGATTCTGGAACTCTAAACCCTCGTCCGTAAGGGGTATCGACAATGTCTGTATCTCGGACCTGAACTTCAGCCCGGGAATAGCAGAGGAAAAAACAAGTTGCATTGAGAATAACAGCGCCAGTACGTGGAGCCTGGGAGGGCTTCAAGAGAGGCTCAACCACACTACACCCCTGGATCATAAGGAGGAGCGGTATTACCTTCAGCCACCCACTCGAGATATTTTTGGTAATCACTGTTATCCTCAACCGCAGGGATGAACGTTACTTCCTCACCATCCTTTTTCACTATTGTAATTTTGTCTGGATCAACTGGAAGTGTTTGAACAAAGTATTCCATTTAAAACTCCGCATTCGCCGTAGCATGAATGTACCAGGGATTACCATCACCTGTCCAAATAGATCCTCCATTCATCAAAACGAGGACAGAATTCTCTCCCTGACCCGAAGCAACAGCTGCAGATTGATTACTATTGGCAGGATTTTCCCAGGTAGTTGCAATACCTGTTTTATATCCGTAAAGAGCAATAGTTGGCTGAATACGCATCCGTTGCTGGAAGCGCCACAAACATGCCCAATAGGCAGCACTTGCTGTAGGAGAGCAATACAAGGCGCCAGAAGAACTAGTTGCACCTACGGCGGTAGCATAATCATAAGTTTTCTGATAAAATCTCTGAGCAAGCAACAACTCATGACCAAGAGACCTTACATCAAGCGGAGTACAAATCGGACCAGTTTCAAACTGAACGTCTGAGATTACCAGGTTATTGTTAACCGCGGCTCCAATGTTTGACTGACCTGGCCCTGCAATATAGTTTCCTGCTTGCCAAGCATCATTTGCAGGAGAAGTAAAGGTTGAGCCAGAAACTGTAGTAAAACTTAATTGAGCACCAAGGCCAAAATCCTTCACCCATGTTCCAGTTGTATCTCCAGGAATGAAAATCCTAAAAGGAACTGCCACTCCGCTTGCTCCACAATTGCAGAGATGGGTGAAGGAACGAGCAGAACTACCATTACGGATAGCAACGGAGAAAGCGCCATTACCTATTCCATTGATAGTAGCCTTGAAAGAAAGCGATGCTGGCTTGGCATTAGCAGTTCCCCACCGAAGATCTGCCATATTGAAGCCTTCAATCCCCTGCATCGTGAAACAGAAATCTCCTGCCGCAGGAGAAGCTACGGCTACATTATGATTTACGTAAAAGTAACCTAAGCCGTAATCAGAAAAAACTGTATCAGTCGGAGATGCCGCTCCACCGACTTTACCAGCGTAAGCCGATGTCATCTGCAAGGACCATCTATCGCAGATAAAAGTTGCTGTAGTTGAAGTTGAACTACCTCTCTGAACAATATTCCCACAGGGATTATGGACTTTATTCCTCGTCCCTA